AGAGACTCTTTCTTCTTAAGATAAGACAGTGAGAGCTCATCTTGATTGGATAAACCAAAAACGGAAGGATCAATGGACAATTCAGTCTTAGGATCCAAGGTTAGTTTTTGATAAGGAACTGAGATTTCAGATGTAGCAAGGTGGGGTGCAGACATGCAGTAGACAGGCTCAACATTATTAATGTTTGGTACATTAGTGAAACCAAACAGAGATGCAATTGAGCTGACTGCACTAGCACCTATTTGTGTAGCTCTAGCGAAAGATCCTATCACTGGAACATTAACTAGATACGAGGCTATATTAGCAACAACAGATGCGGGTGCTGATACAGGACCATTTCCATACTCGTCACCTTGCAATACAAGCTTAGTTGTTGGACCCATAAGTTCAACATCAGTCATATAAGCAAAGGTACGAATAGTGACACTAGTAGTTGCAGTAGCCAAAGCTATCTGCAATGGAGCAAAAACGTCATAAGACAATTCTCCAAAGTTGGTCACGTCTGTGTTACTTGTTATATCTAACCAATTTTTGTGGTAGAAAAACGGCAATTCCATTTCTCCACCAGCATTGGTAGCTGGTTCTACATAGATACCAGGCTGTTGCGAGCGCTGGAGAAGTCTACCAGCTACAACTGAACCAATAGGTTTGGTTTTATCAGAAATATACCCTTGAAGAGGTGTATATGAAACTCGTAACAAGCCATATTGGAAAGGTGTGGCATTAATCACAAACTTAACATGAAGCTTACCTCGTAGGAAAGCATAATTATTGAGTTTGCGAGAAACAGCTGCATTACTCATAAACAATTGCCAAGGAGCAATGGTTTTAAGAGGACCAATAACATCAGTCGTTGTCCAAGTAGTTGTATCAATAACAACTGGACGTGCCAGAAATTGTGATAGTCCTACTTCAGAAGTACTGTCAACTTCTGCAATAGGATTCACAGATGGAGGCATCATGTACATATCTCCAGCTGTTGCATCATTGAAGGAAACAGTAGTTTCAGAGGGATTAGTATCATCATTAGATTCTTCTCCCTGAAGTGTAATAAGAGACTTGATACTCGTATAATAGGCTCTCTCGTGCCTATTAATGAGGGAAATACTTTCGGTGATTTCCTCAACACTTGTTTTGTTTATCTTATTTATACTTTTCTGTGACTATATATACGTTGCAATGAGCTGCCAAGCACATTACAACGGGATGGAACGTTTTCTAATTACCCTCCGACGCCTTCCAAAACCTTTTTACAAGGAGGTCCCAACCAGGAAGGGTGGATTCTGCCACGTAATGACAGAAGGGTTCGCGCTGTAAAATCTCCTTAAAGAAGCGATGGTGTTTCTCAAACACCTCTCTTCCATAGAAGAAATACTCACTGTTCGCGCTGCTGATCACTGCAACCATCTGAGCTTCTGGACTCAGGGTGGATGAAGGGACCCACACTGTGAGTGATTTATGGATAGATTCCTCCTCCAATGGACACAAATGTGCCCCAACTTCTTCATCGTATCTCCATGATCTCTTTAGGAAAGAGCACTCAGAGATGTTGATGAACGGTTTGGTTTCAGCTTCTTTGTCTGCCATAGTGTATTGAACACCAATAGTAGACAAAGTGCGTTGAATGGCTGTGTGATTAAACCAATCACAAGAGCGAGACACACCCATGATGTTATCGTCTCCATATGTGAACAGATTGACGTTCTGCTTAAAACTGAAGCAATTCTGTTCTGGGTTAGCGAGCGTGTATGCATAACGCATATAAATGCTGTTAACCAGTGAGTTGATGATAACTGTCAAAGGGTGCCCCGAGGGGTTTGTACCAAAGAATTCTACCACATCCCCATTGACGTTAACCAATGGAAACGCAGTGTCCTCAGCGATGCATTGTAATTCAAGCAGTTCCGATTCAGCAAATCCTGCTTCACGGTAAAGTGCTATGAGCACATCAAATGCACTCAACACAAAGCGTGCAATCATTCGCTTATCGAACTTGCTGTAATCACCTGCAACGATGCGATCTTCGCCGTGGGCAACGAGATACTCTCTGATGTCACCCCATGCAGTTGATTGCGCTACTGTGCCAGGTCCAGCCTCAAACACAAAAGAATTCTGTTGTATAAGACGGACCATTGACAAGTAACGAGACCGTACTGCAAGGCACCATGCTACAGGTGCACCCGTGAACAAACGTGTCTTTTGAGCCTTATGTTTGGCAAATGTAACAGGTTCATCCTTGAGATGACCCATAAACACAGGATTCACTCGCTCACCGCGAGCGTACGCTGACAATATGTCATCGTACATCTCCCAAACAATTGGATCAAAATCCACTCCGTCTGGGTATCGCTCACTTGGTGCTGCCTTAAGATAAGCCTTCTTGGTGGTGTTAAACGGACTTCCCATCGAAGTATTGACATTGATCCTATCAATGAACTTAACGCCTGGAATACCGTTTAGGGAAGCTGCTTTGGAGAGAAAAACAAGTTCTCTCTTCCAATCATCGCCATGCTTATCTGTCAGGGCTGCCACTATATCCTGAGTAAAGGATTGTGTACAATGCAAAAGCACTTGCGTGTCAATAGCATGGTTAGGCACCACCATTTCCAACAGATTGTTTCTCCATGGTGCGAAACCATTCATATATGGTTCGCAATGTTTCACTTCTGTATCGAAGTGGTGGAGCATCTCATGCTGAAGAGGTGTGGAACAAACCTTACTCTTAGGCTTGGCTCTGAATCCGGGCATCGAACCATAAATGGTTAGTGTACCCTGTTCGATGTAGCGCATCAGGCTACGATGGTGTGGTTCTGTCAATTTGACAGTCCCTTGTAGATCAAATTTTGGCTCTACTCCTGCTACCACAACGATACTGCGTCCAAGCAATTCTTCAATCTCACTCTTTGGAATGAAAGTGAAGCCCACTGTGTTAGTGTAACCTAATGTATGCAAACCCATAATCACAGGCCCGCGAGGTGTCAAAGCAATCGCTAAAGAACCACAATCGCCGACTTGTGTATCATCGGCGGTTTTTCCCAGATAAAGCGACATTTCTGTGTTCAATGCCTCTACAGGAAACGCACTCTCGTACGTTACAGCATGAACACTCCGATAGGTCACACCACCTGATTTCTCACGTCGAACAGATATCATTTTGGAAACGGGAATAGCAGCATCACACCACAGTGATGTGATATCTTTCCGCGGGGCAACATCTCTCACCTCAACCATCACCATATCACGCTGTTTGCATACACGCAAATCTTCCACGCGTACACGCACTTTAGTGTTTGCTGTCAAACCCTGTGACTGCGTCATCGATTGTATTTCGATTTCGAAGTGCACACCACGGTTAATGGCATGGTGATTGAAGAGAAGCCAATGTCCTTTAACAAAGACACCACACACTTTAACGTTACGTCCTATGTCCAGTGCGGTGATACTCAGACGAACACAATTGTTTGCGACTCGGTCACGCACTTCTGCTTCAGTGATACCTACAAGGCTCTGAGATGCTAGTGGCACATCAAAACGATTGAGTTCAATAGTGGGATTGTACCACACATTGCTTAAGGTCTCTCTGGCCAATTGATCTTCTGTAGAACCAAAGGTATTCCCTTGGAAGTTGAGAGAAGTTTCAACTGTTTCTGTTTCGGTTTTGTCTTGTGCTGTCGCTCTCTCTTTCTTATCCTCATCGAATGTCCACCGATAAGCGGTCCGGGCAGCTCTATAAGCTATGTACATAGACGTCACAACTTTGAGAGCTTTGAGAAATTGACCGAGTCGGAGAGTGTAGATCCTATCTTGGCCATTCTCATAGAGAAATCCCCAAACCCGAATCTGAACACTCTTGTCCATGTAACTCGCCCACTTGGTCAACACATGTCTCGTCACACCCAACCGGGCAGCATACGAGAAAATCGTCAAAGACAAGAGGTTGATCGTGAGATTCAGCAAAAACTGCGACACGAAGTTGATGAGGGTGTACCTCAAATAGTACAACAACATCCC